CAATTACTACATACAGCAATATGCTTTATTGCATAAAAGGTATACAGGTTCAATAAAATACCGTATTACCGCTATTGGTAACCATTTGTTATCAGGAGCTGTAGGTGTTTGCTGGCAAGACTCAAGAGTAAATGAATCAACTATTCTGATCTCAGAAGCCCAAAAGATTGCTTACGAAGCAAAAGGTGTTAATAACCCGTTCAATGAAATACACACATTACATGACGCTCGACAAACGCTATTCTACAGAAATGTTGCTGACGACCTTACAGATGATCTTTCTGATAGACCACATTTAGCTATTTTTGTAGCTATGAACGTGTATAATCCTTACAGAGACAACACACTTGTGAGATTCAGAATTGCTTCTCGCCTTGCCAACGGAAGAGAACCAAATCCCTTCTTCTTTGCTAATCCTACACGTGGTCTTCCTAGTTTGAGTTCACGCTCGACGCCGACTAGTGTATCACCTGCACGCCCGTTCAATGAAGTGTTCACACAAACTTTAAACGTTCCTATAAACATTTACACTGACGGTACTCTCAGAAACAACACCACGTATGAAGACGGAGTGAGCTATCCACCTTACTCAAGTAAAGCTAGAAATGGAGCCGCATTTAGAACGGCGTTTAATGGAACATTCACAAGAGCCGGTATGACAACATCTACTGGTTACCTCTACAACATTGAGACACTACAAGCAAAGTGGCCAGGAATTTACAACTATTACAGTTCAAATGGTGTGAATCCCCTTAACACAGTTGTGGGAATTATTTCACAGAGCACAATGGACGATGACAACTTCGCTATCCTGACAGGCTCAGCGGCATATCCAGGACTAGGGAGTTACGCAGAAGCTATACCCGATCGAACAAATTGGGACTTCCTAAAAACTCGCTTCGGCTTCCGTGTTAGCCCTCCATACAGCGCATTCATCCCCCTAATAACATAAAAATCTTAGCTTTGCTTTATAATGATGCACAAATCACCCTCGGCACTTTTGTGGTTCCTCATAATCGAACGTATTACTACGCTAGATTTGGGCAAATAAAAGTTGTAACGAATAAAGGTACTGCAGTATACTATTTGATAGCAACCACTACAACCACTCAACCAGGGTTAGAAGACTTACGCAAGAACTTCGGTCTTTTATCGCAATGGCAACACGCAGGTACAGACGCAATGGCATCTTTTAAAAGTCTTCCTGATTATCCGAATTTAAATATTGACACTAGCCTTGGATGGTTA